GGTAACCCCGGCATGGTATAAGCGCAGCGTTGCCAAGCCGGGCGCAGTGATGGAAGTTTGGCCGGGAAGGGCCTCTATTGACATTGGCCTAAATGAACCGGGCAAGCCCCCGCAAAAGCTGCGGATTGCTTTGTTTACCTTGGCGGTACGCATTGCGGGCCGGGGCTTTGTTACTTTTTTAGACCCCCGGAACGCAATGGACAGGGCCGGCTTAGGGGCGCTTATGCAGTATGACAAGTTAGCGCTTTGCTGCTTTACACCGGAGCAGCAACCAATTGCCCTAACCGACAAACCGGTAAAAGCAAAGGGCGATTTGCTTGCGTTGTTTGCCGAATTGCCCAACATGCCCCAATGGGACGATGAGGCCGGCCAAGTTGCGAAGTTTGCCCTTATGCAAAACTTTGAAAGCGCAAGCGATTTTATTGAGGCGCAAGAGGCGCAATACAGGGCCAACCGGGGCGGCAATGCTGATTTTTAACTGATTGCCGCAAAAGTTTTAACGGCTAACCGGTTGCTAGTTATGGGTTTGTAAGTATAAACGCATAGCCGGCAACCGGCCTAACCCACAGGAGTTTGGTTATGCGGGATGGACAAGATATTATGCAGGAGTATGCCCCCAAGGTTGCGAAGGTTTTGCGGGCAGCTAATACGGGGGGCGAAACGATTTACCAGTTGTTTGACGATTTTTTGGTTACTGCGTTACTAACCTTTAGCGAGGTTGCGGCTGCAAAGCTGCGGCAGGTTGCAAGCTTGGGGGAAGAAGATATTGCCGAGCTAGTTGGCAAATATTTGCCCGGCCCCGATGGCATTGAGGCGGTACGTATGCTTGACCGATACAGCCCGTACCAAAAGGATAAGCTTGCCGAAGCTTTGGCGCTGCTTATGGCCTCGGCGGTTGAAGGTTGGGCCGATGTTGTTGGCGAAACTTACCAGTTGCTTGAAATTGGAAACCCGCATGCGGGCCAATATTTTACACCTTGGCCGGTTGCGCAGTTTATGGCGCAAAGCTTGGGCATTGGGGCGACCGTAGAGCAGCGAGTAAAAGAAGCCCTTACCCACCCCGACAATGCTTGGGGGCAAGCGGCAACCCTTTGCAGTGTTTTGATGCGCAGCAAGGCCGAGGCTTGGGATTACTTTACAGGCACATTGATACCAGCGGCGGCCCCTTACTATAAGCCGGTAACAGTAAACGACCCGGCTTGCGGGAGCGGGATAATGTTTTTGGCTGCGGCCGCAAGCATGCCCGCAGCTTATACGCAGCAGGGCCTTGTCCAGTTTAGCGGTACGGACATTGACCAAACTTGCGTATTGATGGCCCGGCTTAATATGGCCCTTTACGGCCTAAACGGTAAGGGCCTATTTTACGCAATGATGGAAAGCGATGAGGCTTTACAAACCTTGGCCCCCCAACTTTTGGAGCGTTACCGGCAAGCCAAAGCAGCAAGGGAAGCCGGCGAGGCCGAAGCCGTTGCTGCTATTGAGGTTGATTTGCGCAAGCTAAAAAACGAGCAGCTTACGCAATTACAAATATTTTAAGGAGCAAACCTATGGACGAAGAACAATACTTGCGAATTATGGAAGTTGCAACCAGCGCAACCCGCACCGAAAACCTGCAGAAAATGAGCGATAAGCAGCTTGCCGATTTTGTTGCCCTTTACTGCAGCAGGCTTGATGCGTTTTCGGCGCTTAGCGATATGCTTGACGAATTGGTTAGGCGCTGGCAGGGCAAGCAGCCCCCGCACATGCTGATAAGCGATGATGAGTTTGATTGGATGCAGGCAATGCAGCGGAAGGAGCAATGGTTGCGGAGGCTGCTGAAGCACACGCTTTGCCTTGGCCGGGCCAAGCGTAAACAGGCGATGTATTTTGAGTTAGCCCTAAACAACATGGTTGCCGGCGTTGAGCAATTTGGCTGGAAGCCGGCCGATATTGTAAGGGAGGCAAAATATTACCTAAGCCGCTTTTGGGAACAGGAGTAAAGCATGGTTGTAATTGCAGGGAAAAACTGGATGCAACCGCACGCTGATATTGAGGGCGATTTGCGGCTGCTTGTTTTTGTTGCGCAAGTTGCTCGGCATAGCCCGGAAGTAAAAGCCGAACTTGACCGGCTGCTAGTAAACATAGACGCTGTATTTCAGATGGCTTATGCTATAGATGAGCAAATGGGGCTTGGTTGCCATGAGTCTAAAGACTTAGGCTATGGCCCGGTAAAGGAGTAGGACATGGCAGACGAAAACCTTGAAGTACACCCCGAAATGGGGTTACGCATTGGCGGGGGATATTTGCGGTTTGGCTGCCCCGAATGCGTTGCGCTTTGCTGCCGGTATAGCCGGGTTTTTTTGTACCCAGAAAAAGACCCCAACGATGCAGCCATTGCGGCCCGCATGGGGCTGCGGCCCAACGAAGCCGGCGAGTTGATTTTGAGCGAGGCGAACCAAACCTGCAGCTTGCTAGACCAGGGAACAAACCGCTGCAGCGTTTACGAGGATAGGCCCTTAGCTTGCCGGCAATATACTTGCATGGGGGATATATGGCAGTCGGTTTTTTTGGTAACGCAGGCGATTGAATGCAGCAAGCCCTTGCCGACCGGCTTTGCAGGGGCGACCCCGGTTCTTTGGGCTTGCAGCGACAACAGCAACGCAAAGCATTTGAAAATTGAAAACGTAAACACCTACGGCGAGCGTATAGGGCAGCTAGTACGGGGCCGGACACGCAGCCACATAAACAAGGAGTAAGGCATGGCTAAATACTTTTGTTGGGATTTTGAAAACGAAGACCCAAAGCTTGATGATGCGGGCCATGCCGTTGAGGCGTTTGATGAGGAATTGGCTGCGGTTGAGTATTTTGAAAATTACCTAAGCGATGCCGAAACCCATGAGGCGACCGTTGCGGTACACGACCCGGCGACCGGCATAATTACCCACTGGCACATTGAGCCGGTTCAATATTACATAGCAAACCAAATTGACACCTAGGAGTAAGCCCTATGCAGCAAAAACCAGACCCCCCGGCCCCGGCCGGCCCGATTCCCGAAACGCCAAGCCAAGATGAACTTGAGGCGGCAGCCGGCGCAGCCATTGAGGAAGCCGGCAGCTATGAAGATGCAGTTGTTGAAGTAAACATAAACAAGGGGAGCGGCAGCTAAGCCCCCCACCATAAACAAAGGAGTTTGGAAATGACCGAAGAAACAAAAGCCCAACCGTTGCGCTTTGCAACGACCAGCACGATTTTACTTGATGCGATTGATGCGTTTGGAAGGTTAGGCGCAAAGGGCAGCCAATTGAAAAATAAACGGCTTGGCCCTTATATGCTTATTGCAAGCATGCCGAACGACACGAACGAGGGCCGGGGCGTTTATGCCTATGCCCAAAACAAGGCCGGCATTTTTATGCGGATAGCCATAAGCGACAATAAGCTAAAAGGCGAGGGCTGTTACCTGATAAAGCCGAGCCGGCTTAAGCAATGGCTGGTTACCTTACCCCGCAAAACATTGTTGAGCTTTGATAATGGGGACTTGTATGCACCTGATATTGGCCGGGTTGATGGTAAGCAGCTTGCAATAAGAGGCTATGCGGCCGAGCAGCAGTTTGGCGACTTTTTATTGCAATATATTTTGCAACCGGCCCCATTGCCGCAGCTTGACCCCGTTTTTGCTATTACCCGGCCAAGCCTTGCGCACTTGGTTAATGCAATTACCCCGTTTGCAAGCGCAGACGATGCCCGGCCAACGTTGGCGCAGGTTGAGCTTAAATATTGGCCCAACCAAAACGGCGGCGATGGAAGCAAGTTTACAGCGGTTGCGGCCGATGGCTTTAGCTTGGCCTTTAGCCGTAAGACCGGCATTTTTACGGATGGCCGGGAGTACGTTGAGTTTATGCGTACCGCAGAAACCAGCAAGGATGAGCTGCGCAGCGTTTTGCTGCCGGCCGACCTGCTGCAAACAACCGAAAAGCTTATGCGCAGTAACTTGCTGCGGCCCCCAAACGCCAAAAGCGGCATGCTGTTTGAGCCGCTGGTTTATTACCGGCCCGAGCATGACAAGCCGGCCAACTTTGTGCAATGGCCGGCCGAAATGATTTGCGTTGGCCTTGGCCCGGTAACACTTTTTTGCAAGGCGCTTGATGATGCAAGGCCTAGTTTTCCGCAATGGCTTGACCTGCTGCCAAAGCCGACCGAATTGGCTTATGCGTTTATTTTTGACCGGGCTGATTTGGTTAAGGCGCTGCGGCGGCTGCTGGTTTTTTCAGACGACTACAACCAAGGCTTGCGGCTGCTTGCGGCCGATACCAACTATGCAACCCTTACGGTTGGTGTAGAACCGGGGAAACATAACTGGTTTACAGCCGAGATTTTAGGGGGCATTTTTAAGAACTACTATGCTGAAAAACCGCTGCCAACCAGCAAAGGCGGCTTACCTTACCGGGGGCCGAAGAATGAGCATGATGCCGAGCGGCATGCCTTTACAGTTGGGGTGAATTGCCGCTTTTTGTTGCGGGCCGCAAAAAGCCTTGAAGCCGAAAATGTTGCGCTTTGCTTTTACGGGCATGGTGGCGCACCGCTGGTTTTAGCCCCGGCGTTTACTGGAACAAACGCAACGGCCGGCGAGCGCTATGTTATACAAATGCCGATGCACCTTGATTACAATACTTGGGGCGAAGCGCAAATTATGCAGGCATGGCAGGAATACCACCAGCTAAAAAACCCCGGCTTAGTAAGCAAGGTTACTGAACAGCATGAGGGGGCCGCTTAGGCCCCCAACCCCACTAACCCACCAAATGTAAAAAGGAGTTTGAAATGGCAGTTACTAATTGCCCCCGTTGCGGGGCGCTGACCAATGAGCGGGAACGGCTTGCATTAAGCCGGCGCTGCAGCGTAGACATTTGCAACCGCTGCGGCCAAGCCGAAGCTATGCTGGACGCAAGCCGGCGCATGCCGGGGGCGATGGAAGCTTTAGGCTTTGCCCCTGATACGGTTGTTGCATGCGAGCGCAACCTTGAGCGCTATTGCGAAGAAAACGGGCTTGTTTTTAGGCGCAGCCCGGCCGACCCAAAAGGCGAGTAAGCTATGGTTGGCCCAAACGCTGAACCGGTTGACGGTTACTTGGATTTTTTAGACGATGAATACGAAAGGATTTTTGACATGGCCCCAACAAAAGGAACGGATGAGCGGCCGGTTGCCGATGATGGGCAGCGGCACGATATGAGCATGCACAAATACGGGCTGCTATTGGTTTGCATGCAAACCAGCAGCGGAACCCTTGCAGGGCTTACGGGCCTTACCCATTACGACCAGCTTGACAGGATAATGAGCGATTGGCTGCAGTATGTTCGGGACATGAGCGAACTAGAGGCGGCCAATTGCCAAAACTGGCAAGATTGTTTTAAGCTGTTTGCCGGGGCCATGCTAAACGAGTTTGAGGCCGGCGTTGCAACTTGGGCGCATTACATTGCCCGGCTGAACAAGGAAGGCGCTACAGTAAAGCTTCCGGGCGAAGGGCAAGACATAGAAATTACCATGCTGCCCCCCGATTTTGGCCCCCCCAAGCCTTACAACCCGTAAGAAGCAATACAGCAAAGGCCCCCAAACGGGGGCCTTTTTTATTCTTTGCGTCAATTGGCTGCCCCGTAGGCTTACCAGACCGGCCCCTGTCGCATTTTTATGCCCCTATAGGTATCATTTGCCCTAATAACGCAGAAAGGCCCCTTGTGGGCCTTTTTTGCTTTAACCAATTGGCCCCGGCTGTTCACCGGGGCCAAAACGGGAGTTCGTTACGGGTTGGCGGGCCGAGTTGAGGGGGGCAACCCGTACCCGCCAACGTAATTATATCAAGCCGGGTTGAGTTGTCAAGGGGCAACCCCGGTGTTATACTGAAACGAGAAGCCCGGCGCTGCAGGGCGCAGCGGCCGGGCGCTCAACAAAATAATATCACAACTTTTTAAACCCCGTTATGGGTTTAGAAGGGCAATTACAAAGGCCCGCATGCCGTTGCATGTAAAAAGCGAAAGGAGCTAAAATTGTCCGAGCAACGAGCGCTTGATAACGAAATCGACCCGGCCGAGGTTGATTACATAGCCGATGATTTACGGCCATTGGCTTACCCGGTTGCGGCCATTTATCCAGACCCAAACAATGCCAACACGCATAAACCAGAAGGCTTGAGGGAAATTGCTGCAAGCTTGCGCAAGTTTAAACAGCGCACCCCCGTTGTTGTAAACTTACGTAACAATACAATCCTAAAGGGCAACGGAACTTATACTGCAGCCACACAGCTTTTGGGTTGGGATTACGTTGCCGCTATATTTGTAGATGATGACCCGCTTACGGCAACCGGTTACAGCATTGCCGATAATAGGGTTGCCGAGCTTAGTGTTTTTGACCCTGCAACCCTAAACCGACTTTTGGAAAGCTTAGATGAGCCGACCGAAATACCGGGCATTGATACGGATTACCTTGACGAGTTGGCCGGCATGATAGCCGACCTTACCAGCGGGGCCGATGGCGGCGTTGGGGGCCAAGCAACAGAGGCGGCCCGGCAAAGCTTGGCCGAGCGGTTTGTTGTTCCACCCTTTAGCGTTTTGGATGCTAGACAGGGCTATTGGCAAGACCGGAAGCGCAGTTGGGTAAACCTAGGCTTACAAAGCGAGTTAGGCCGGGGGGCCGATGTCGCACCGGGCGGGGGGCTGCTGCCGGCAGCAAGCCTCGGCGCTGATGGGACAACACAGCGGGGAGATGGAACGGGCCGGCCTATTTTGTACCAGGACAGCCAAAGCCGGCTGAACGAAATCATGGGGAATGATGGTTACCAAACGGGGGCGAGCGTTTTTGACCCCGTTGTTTGTGAGTTGGTTTACCGCTGGTTTTGCCCGCAGGGCGGCCGGGTTTTAGACCCGTTTGCGGGGGGCAGCGTGCGGGGGGTTGTTGCCGGCATGCTTGGCCGAGAATACATTGGCATTGAGCTATCGGAGCGGCAGGTTTTGGCAAACCGGGAACAAGTTGAAGCTTTGTTTGCCGAGCAGGCAGCAGCAGAAGAACCCGAAAGCGATACGGTAACCGTAAAGGTATCGGCCGCAATGGCCCGGCTTCGCTTCAACGGTTGCGAGCCTGATTATATTGCTAACGTATGTCATGGGGCTTGCGAGCGCAGCACCAGCAGCCCAACCGGCACAATGATTACGATACACGACAGCGAAATAAAACGCATTGAAGAATTGGGCGGGGTTGTAATTGATAACATGCTGCAGCCTCGGACGCATGGGGTTTGTCCGTTTCAAGAGGAAGGCTATCTTTGCAGCTTGCATTTCACCCCCGATAAGCCTTTTGGTTGTATAGCAAGCCCGTTTACATTGAACAAAAACAATACGCTGATTGTGCGCAACCGGTATAAGCTGCTCAAATGCTACGAAGCCGGGCGCAAGCTGCCGGCTTACAAAGCTTTTACGGCCTCTTTGGTTTTGCTATTTGGGCAAGAGGAAGCCGATAAAATTGTTGCGCATTTTGATGCTGGTGGGGGCGACTACTTTGCCCTTATGGCCCGCAAAACACAACGGATGCTTTTGGAAAACGACCGGGCCAAAAAAGGCCCCATTGAGGACAGCCCCGAGCCGGTTGCCCCGGTTTACCATGTTGGGGATAGTTTGCAGCTTTTGGAGCAGCGCTTTGAGCGAATGGATTTGGTTTTTAGTTGCCCACCTTACGGCAACCTTGAGCAGTACACCGATGACCCGGCCGACATTAGCAACATGGATTACCCGCAGTTTTTGGAAGCTTACCGGGCCATTATAGCCAAGGCTTGCGGCAAGTTGGATAACCACAGATTTGCGGCGATTGTTGTTGGCGATTTTAGGGACAGCCAAGGCAATTATCAAAACTTTGTTAGCGATACAATTGCGGCCTTTTTAGATGCGGGGCTGCAGCTTTACAACGAGGCTATTTTGGTAACGGCAATCGGCAGCTTGCCCATTAGGGCCGGCCGGCAGTTTAGCGCAAGCCGCAAGCTTGGCAAAACCCACCAGCAGCTTTTAGTTTTTGTTAAGGGCGACCCCCGCTTAGCGACAGATGCTTGCGGCGAGGTTTTGGTTGAGTTGCCGGATGATTTACAGGAAGGCGGCTTATAAGTTTAGCAGTATAAACGCATAAGGGTTTTACTATGAACGAACCTATGAACGACAAGCCAAAAATAAAACCAGATATAAAGCCTTGGGAGCGGCAGACCGGCGAGGATGCAAAATGGTTTGCACGGTTTGATACTTATTACCGGCCGGTTGGCCCGGAGCGCAGTATAGAACGGGCTTACCGGGCTTGGGTTGCTGCGGAAGAAAACAGGCGGCAAATTGAGGCAAATAGGGCCGGCAACCCTTACGAACCTAAGCGCAGGGCAGCCAAGGCGACAAGCAGTTGGTATCGCAACAGCCAAGAGTATAATTGGGGCTTGCGGGCCGAGGCTTGGGATGAGCAGCAGCGGCAGGAGCGGCTTGCCAAGGAAGAAAAAGACCGCATTGCCATGCTTGAGCGTCACACCAATATAGCGACTAACCTACAGGGCGCAGCAGCTAAAGCCTTGTCGTTTATGCTAAAAAACGAAAATGAAGCGCTGCTTGCCGAGCTTACCCCGGCAGAAATAAGGCAATGGTTTGCTCTAGCGATACGCATTGAGCGGGAAGCAAGGGGCTTGCCCGGCGAGGTTACCGAGCAGCAGTTGGCCGGCGCTGCAGGCGGCCCGGTTTTATTTGCCAATATTGATTTAACAAACATGGACGAAGACGATTTGGACGCAGAAATTGAGCGCTTACAGCGACTTACCGAACGAAAGCCTACGGCTGCAGGGCAAGCGGCGGCTGCTGCTGGCATTGAAACAGCAGCACCAGCGGCAAACGGCAGAGCTAAGGGCGACAGTTCAAACGGCAAATAACCTAAATAGGCTCACCCCCGAAGCCGTTGCGGCTTTTGCTGCCCTTATGCTGCAAACGGATGACGGTCACCCTATTGAACCGGCTGCCCACCATTGGCTGTGGTTGCAGTTGCTTTGCGATGAAAGCATAAAGCGGCTCATTATTATTGCCCCCCCGGAAAGCGCTAAAACAACGTGGGCAATTAGCGCTTATATTGGTTGCCGGGTTGGCTTTTGGCCCGAACAGTCGATTATTATTGGCAGCGTTTCGGGGCCGGTTGCAGAAAAGCGCAGCATGAGCGTGCGCACCATTGTTACCGATGAAGCTTGGCAACAAACCTTCCCAAACATAACCCCGGTAATAAGCAAAGAGGGCCTCAAATGGCGTGGTGATGAATGGAGCTTGGCCCCCAAAGGCCGGCCTTACCCCGGCCGGCTGCACCCAACCCTTGCCGCTTACGGTACGGGCGGCAGCGTTATCGGCAGCCGGGCCGACTTAGTTTTAGCTGACGACCTGCTTGATTTTGATAATACCCGCACCCAACACCAGCGGGATTTAGTTACAACATGGACGCACAACAGCTTACTAAGCCGGCGCAAAAGCAAGCGGGGCCGGGCCGTTGTAATTGGAACAGCTTGGCATCATGACGATTTGTACCAGCGGCTTATAAGGGGCGGCAATTGGGTAGTTTGCCGCATGCAATTGGAAAGCGACAGCCCGCAGGTTTACGCAACCATTACTTACCCCGATAACTTTGCCGGAGCCATGCTTGGCGAGCCGTTGGCTGCTGCAACAGTTGGCTAGGCCGCAAGTGTTTAACAGCATAATTTTATAAGCTTAGCTGTTACGTGGTATTATGGGGTTATGGCTAATAAAATCGAACTTACAGACGAGCAAGTAAAGGCTTTCCAGAAGGGAAGCATTGTTTACCGCAAGGATAAAGAGCGCAGCCTTGAAACCCGCAGCCCCAAGGGCCGGCTTATTGCGTTTTGGCCGGCTGGCAAGCATGCCGTTATTACCGATATTATGTTTGGCGGGGCGGCCCCTGTTTTGCTGGTTTGCCAACCAACCGGGGTCGATGCAGTTGGTTACTTCCTGCAGCAGCCTAACGAGCTACAGCCGGCAAATGCTAAGCAAAGCAAGTAAGTTTGTCGAGTACGTTTGCGATGAGCTACGGGATACGGCTGCCCTTTTATGGGAAGGGCTTACCGAAATGCTTACCTTGGTTGGGGGCGCTGTTATGGCTGCAGCAGGCGCAACGATTAGGTTTGTACAGGAGTTTGTTATGGCCGCAAGGGAAATAAGATTTGATTGGCCGGATGGCAGCGAAAGCCCGCTGCCCGAAGCATTTGGCGTGCTGCGGGTTTGGATGGGCGACAGTTTGCGGCGCACCAGCTTGCCGGCCGATGCTATTGAAAGGCTAATTGCAAGCATGGATATAAAAGCGACCGTAAAAAGCGACTCGGCATTTGCGGGGGGCGCTGCTTATTGGGATTTTAGCTTTGCCTTTGTTTGCCCTTGGAATACCGAGGTTGTTGGCTATGGCATAAACCGGGCCAAGCTGCCCCAAGAGGATACAGACAGCGAGCGCTTTGAGTTGGCAGTCTGGATTGCAAGTATAGCCGAGCAGTTGGCCGAGGCTCATGGGGATTGGCTGCAGCGGGCAGGCCGGCCCCGTATAAGTTGGTTTCCCCCGGTTGAAAGAGAAGAAGGCTTTTTACCTGATGGCATGCGGGCAAGGGTTGCCGACTGGATAGCCGATGCAATGCAGGCCGCAGGGCTGCCGGCAGAAGTAATTACCGCAATTGCAAACAGCTTGCAGATTGAAGCAAGGGCAACGGCCGGCGACCGGGCCATGATTGAGGTTCGCTATGATAGCGAAACCTTTGCCCCTTACCTTACCCCACAGGGTTTTGACCTTGACGTTTCGAGGCAGCCGTTTAGAAATGCAGGCGGCTCAATTACCCGCACAAACCCGGCGTTTGATAGTTACCGGGCTAAGGTTGTTTTACATTTTGCGCAACTTGCGGAGCTAATTGAGTTTAATAACCGACCTAACCCCAACAGCCGCAGCGCATTATTAGCCGCTGCTGATGAGTTGCAGATTGGCCGTGATTTCCAGGGGGGGCAGCCCCTAACCGGTAATACTTACGCCACAAAAAAGCTTTTGCTTACGGGCATGCTGCTTGACTTGGTTGAGGTTACCGTATTGCCGGTAGGCATGGCCGAGCGCATTACGCAGGAAGACATGAGGGTTGTTATTTTCAATGGCCCCGATGGCCCTTATTGCCGGTTTGAGTTTGAATATAGCTTTATACCGGGGGGCGCTTGGCTGTTTACTTTTAGGCTGCCGTACGATTTTTTGGATTTACGGCCGCAAGCCCGTACTAAACAGCAGATAAATGCAAGGCTTACCGAAGCGCTGCAAGACCTTGAGAGCCTTTACGTTGATAGCCGGCCGGTTGCGCAGTTTCAGGCCGATGCAGCGGCCCGCAGGGGGCAGCGGATACCGGTGGTTGAGCAGCGCAACGATGAGCGGCTGCAGCAGAACGCAGCGCAGCAGCTTACCGAGGCATGGGAAACCATGACCATGACGCAGCTAAGGGCCGCAACCCGGCAAGCTATGGAATACTGTTATGCCAACGGCATTTTTAGCAACCCCTGGTGGGCGGTAAGGGAGCAAAACGAAAACCACATAGTTGAAGCGATTGCCGAAGTTGATTACGTTGGCGATTTGCCGGCTGCTGCAATACGGGCGGTTATAAGCTGCGGGGGCAGCAGGCAGCAGGGCGAGCGGTTTACTAAAGCCTTTATTGTTGCCTTGGCAGAAGTTGCAGGCCCCGGCTTGCGCAACGATGTGCGGGGCCGTATTGCCGAGATAGCCGGCCGGCTTGCGGTTGCTGGCTCAACGGCAGCAGCGGCGATGGCTTTGGGGCTAAGCGCAACAGCAGCAGCGCAGGAAATGCAGGCGGCCGGACTAAGCATGGCCGAGGTAACCACAGCGCTTACGGCATTTAACCAGAGCCTTACAACCGAGCAGCTTGCAGCGCTGGCAGCCGACCCCGAGCAGGAAGAACAGCAGCCGGCCGACCTTAGCGAGCCACAACGGCGCTATTTGCAGCGGGCTATTTTTGACAGCCCGGCCCCAAAACCAGTAAAGCGAAAGGACTTAGGCAATGCCCGATAACGAAGGGCGCTTTGTTTGGCCGGTTGCCCCCGGCGTAAAGATTTATTACAGTTACCAGCCAACAGAAACCGACCCGGTTGGTTGCGATGGCATTTATATTGATGGCTTGGTAGAACCACCGGCTTTTTGGCGGGGCATGTTTACGGGCGGGGTTTACGTTGCTTACGCTTACCTCGCAACCAAGCTTTTTGGTTGGTTGCCTAACGGGATAAAAGCCCGGTGGCGTGACCGCTGGATTACCCGTAACCGCAAAGGCAAGCCGGCAGGATAGCCGCAGCCTTGCCACACGGCCGCACACTGGTTTTTGTGGCCGTAAACGTATAAGTTGTTATGTTTGCCCAATTAGGCCCCTTCTGGGCCTTTTTTTGTTTTGGTTGTTATGCGTTTGAGGTTATAATGGCAGCAATGGACAACGATAGCCCGGATGTGCTAAAATGTTTGGGGCGGCTTTTGCGCTGGTTAGCGAAAAGCGATTGGTGGCAATTTGCGCTTTTGGCGGCTGCCCTTCTCTGCCGGCTGGTTTACGAACTATTTAGGGCGCTGTAATGCCAACAACAACAAAGGTTTTATTACATGAGGCCGGGCCGGCCCTTTGGCCCGAACACAAAAGTAATGCCGAGGTTGCCGATTTACGCAATACAACCCCGGCCTCTGTTTACGAGGCAACTTACCAGGGCAACCCAACCTTACCGGGGGGAACAACCTTCAAGCGCAGTTGGTGGCTTGACCCGGCTAACCGGTACGACCCCACAGACAGAAAACTAAAAAACTTGGTTGTTGCCCGCTGGCATAGTTGGGATACAGCACTAAAAGACAAGGCTGATGCAGCTTTTACCTCTAACGTTGTTGGGGAACTGCTGCCCGATTACCGCATGCTTGTTCGCTATGTTTTTAAAGAGCGGCTTGAGTTTCCAGACTTGCCGGCAATTATTGAAGGCCAAGCGAGCGGCGGCAACCAAGATGAAAAGCTGCGGGGGCTAATTATAGAGGACAAGGCAAGCGGCATTACAGCGCTGCAAACCCTTGCAAAAAACGCTCCGACTTGGTTGCAGCGGTTGCTTATACCGTTTCAACCGGTGGGCGACAAGCCAACCAGGGCAGAGCAGGCGGCGGTTTGGTGTTCAAATGGCTGCGTTTTGCTGCCGCTGCCCGGCCCCTCGGTTCCTTGGCTTATGGATTTTGAGGACGAGCTTTTTAACTTTCCAGGCACAACTTACCGTGACCAAGTTGATGCTTTTTCGCAACTTATTATTTATACCGAAAACCTGTTGGCTGCCGGTTACCGGCTGCGGCAGGCCATAGACTAAGGAGCGCAGAATGGCAACGTTTAGCCGTATTGACACCCCGGTTGCCCGCTGGATGCGGTTGCAAACCATGAAGCCGTTTACCGACCAGCAAAAAGCGGCCAAGCCGGCAGACTGGTACAACATGCTTGAGCTTTACTACAACAACAACGGTTTGTATCAAGCCCTCATGATGTTTTTTTACCAGGAAGGGCAGCACCATGAGGCAATGTGGCCCTTACGCAACCCGGCAAACCGGGCCGTTGAGTTTCATGTAAATCGGCTTTGGCCCGGCAGCTTACCGGACGCATTGCAGCTTGAAGGGCCAAACGCTGAAAAGCTGCAAGAGCCAATTGAGCAGCTTTGGGTTTGGTCAAATTGGGCGGTAAAAAAGCAATTGGCGGCCCGTTGGCTTGCTTTGTTTGGCGACATGTATATTAGGGTCGCAACCAGGGCAAGCAGCAAGGCGCAGCAAACCGGGCAGCTAGAGGGCCGGGAGCGGGCTTACGACCAAGTATTTATGCAGCTTGTAAAGCCGCAGCATGTTACCGTAATTGAAGAAGATGAGCGGGGGTATATTGAATATGCCCGGCTTGATATACCGCAGGTTGAGCGGCTTAGCGATGGCGAGGTTGAGGCGGTTACTTATACCGAAGTTTGGAGCAAAGCAAACAATAGTTACCGGCTTTGGATGCATGATAAAGAGGCCGGCATTGATTTAGAGCGGTTGGGGGAACCAGACGAGGAACTAAGCCTAACCGAAAACCTTGGCATTGATTTTGTGCCATTGGTACACGGGCAGTTTAGGGATGTTGGGGACGAGCGGGGGGCCGGCTGCTTTGACCATGCTTTGGATAAGATTGATGAGGCCAACCGGCAAGCAACCCGTTTGCACCAAATGCTATTTAGGCATAACGACAACACTTGGGTTGCCGAGGCAAACCAAATTGACCAGATGGGGCGGCCTATGCCACCGCCAAAGATTGGAACGCAGCAAGACGAAAGCCGCAGCAGCAGGCGAGGCAGCACCGATGAAAACTATGTTGTTGTTGGCGATACCAAGGTTTACAGCTTGCCGGGCCAAGCAACCCTCAAAAGCCTTGTTCCTGATTTGAAATATGATGCGGCCCTTGATATTTTGAAATCGCAGCTTGAGGAAGTTGAGCAGGATTTACCGGAGCTTGCTTATTACCGGCTGCGGGAGCATGGCGACCTAAGCGGCAGAGCGCTGCGGATTATGCTTGGCGATGCAATCGACCGGGTTGCCGAGGCAAGGGGCAACGTTGAGCCGGTTTTATGCCGGGCGCATGCAATGGCCCTAACCATTGCGGCAGCCGGCAAGCTAGAGGGCTTTACGGACATTGGCAGCTATGAGAACGGCGCTTTTGAGCACACTATTGCCGAGCGGGAAGTTATACCGGTAACAGCGCAGGAGCGAGCCGAGCTAATAAAGGCTTACAAGGATGCAGGTTACCCGCTTATAGCCGCAGCCCAAAAGGCCGGGGCAAACGATGAGGAAATTGAGCTAATTAGGGCAGCCCAAAAAGAGCAGATTGAACTGCAGCGGGAAACCTTTGCCGTTACCCGGCCGCAGGTTGAGCGCAACCAGGGCAGCAACGGGCAGCCTTGGCCCACCAGCCCAACAAATGTCAACAACCGTAACCAACGGCAGCCGGCAAGCAGCCGCAGCAACCAGGATGAGCGATAATGGCTTTGCCGTTTGAGGCCCCCGAGGCCGAGCCGCAGGTTATACAGGCAATCCGCAGCTTTAGGGAGCGGCTTTTGAGCCGGGAAGCTGCAACCACGCAGGCAATGGCTGCCCAATGGCAGGTGCTTGAGTATTCGCTTTATGCCGAGATGGAAGCTGTAGCCGACAGCATTGCGCAGGCAACCGCAGCCGGGCAGCAGCCAACAACCAGCGATGTGATTACCCTTGAGCGCTATGCCCGTTTTATTGAGCAGCTAAAGGGCGAGCTTGGCAATTACACCGATTATGCTGCTTACCTGATTGAGCAGCGGCAGGAAGAACTTGCCCGCTTGGGGCTAAGCAATGCGGTTGATGCAATCAATTACGTTTATGCCGGCTTTGGTTATGCCGACCTAATTGGGGCCTTTGACGTTTTGCCTATTAGCGCAATAGAGTCTATTGTTGGCTTGGCCGGCGATGGCAGCCCGCTTGATTTGCTGCTTAGGGCTGCGTGGCCCGATACTTACGAGGCCATAGAGGCGGCCCTTATACAAGCTGTGGCCTTTGGCATAAATCCCCGCATGGCTGCAGCAGAAATGAGGCAGATAATAATGGCGGCCGCACAGGGCGGCATGGCCGAGGGGTTGCGGCGAGCGATGGTAATTGCCCGCACAGAAATGCTTAGGGCTTACCGGGTTGCAAACCAAATGCAGTATCAACAAAGCGGGGTTGTGCAGCAGTACAAAAGGCTTTCGGCAAGGGATAACCGGGTTTGCCCGGCTTGTATAATTTTAGACGGAACGTTTTGGCCGGTTACCCGGCCGCTTGAAGACCACCCACAAGGGCGCTGCACCGCTGTGCCTGTTGTTGATGGCATGCCCCCGATAAATTGGCAGCCGGGCCGGGAATGGCTGCAGCAGCAACCAGAACAAACGCAGGTTGACATTTTGGGCCGGGGCCGTTACGAGGGGCTAAGGGAAGGTTTGTTTACTTTGGACGATATTGTTAGTTACCAGCCGAATGATATTTGGGGCGGCATGTTTGTCGCTAAGCCCCTCTATGAGCTTATACCTCAAAATGCAAGCGGGTAACGGTTGGGTTGAAGTGCGCAGCCCGGAAGGCCGATTTTTATTTAGGTTTCACCCGGAGCGGCAGCTTATAGAAATAAAGCAGGGCAAGGAGTATTGCCTTGTGGATTTGCCGGCGCTGCAGCAGCTTTGCAACGGGGGCAACGGCAGCCGGCCGGCCGTGTTTACGGCCCCGGCAGTTGTGCAAAAGCGTAAAACCGTGTAAAATGTAAAGGCATAGCTTCTCTTATTGTTGTTTCTCCCTTCGATGGCCGGGGTTGCCAGTAAACCCCGGCCAACAGGGAGCGCAGCCGGGCAGCAAACGCATTTCCAAACTCCTCCAAGCTTGGCCCCTAACCTGCACAAGGGGCCAAGCGGAGCGGGGGAGCAAAACTTAGTAAGAGCGTATAACGCCACAGATTAGCGACCCCTTGAGGGCTTGCGGTTTGTGGCGTTTTTGTTTTACGCAATTTTATTCCTCATGCCGTTGCATGTAAAAAGCGAAAAAGGAGTTACAACATGCTAACCGAAGCCGAGTACAAGGCCCTAAAGGCCAAACCAGCCGACCAGCTTACCGAGGAAGAAAAAGCCTCGGTTGCTGCTTACGAAAACGCCAACCCCCCCGCAGGTTCGAGCGCAGGCTCGCAAAACGCTGAAAACCAGCAGGGCAACGAAGACGATGCAGCAGCCGGCAACCAGCAGCAGCCCGGCCCCGTACCGTATGACCGTTTCAAAACGGTAAACGAAAGCCTAAAGCAGACGCAGGCCGAGTTGAAAAAGATGCAGGATGCGGAAGCCGAGCGGCAAGCCGCAGCCAAGGAAGCCGAAGAAAAGGGCATGCTTGACCAGCAGGAGTTTGAAAAGCTGGCAACCAAGCGCAAGGGCGAACTGCAGGCCGTAACCGAGCGGGTTGCAACCCTTGAGGCCGAGAACAAAAAGAACGAAGAAGCCCTTACAAAATACTTGGAAGCGGCCCGCAAGGATTTACCCGAGCATATTTTGGCTCTGCTTGATAAGCTGGATACGGTTGACCAGTTGGAATACATTGCAGCCAACAGGGAAACGCTCGGCGCAAAGCTGCCCGATGGCCCCGGCAAGTTGCCGAAGTCAAAGGGCAATAACGGCAGCCTAAGCGAAGATGAAAAACGCAAACGGGCTGCACAAACAACCCTATAAAATAAGGAGCTACAAATGGCAAACTTAACAGTAGTCGCCACCGCTGTTGCTTTGGTTGAGGTAACCGAAAAGTTTACCGGGCCGGCCGCAGAGGCCATTGATGCGGGGCAGTATTGCCGCATTAATACGACCAACGGCAAGGTGGAACTTGGCAATGCTTCCTCGGAAGCCGAGGCCCGCAAAGGCGGGCTTGCTGTAATTAGCGCTGCAGCCGGCATGACTGTAACCATGCTGCGCAAGGGCGTTATCGACCTTGGCGATGCGCTTGATGCGTTGGACTATGACGCAGATGTTTACCTAAGCGCAACCGATGGCTTGCTTGCCGATGCAAGCCCCGGCGAGGACGAGGTTGCAACCGCAACCATTACCGGAACCCCCACCGGTGGAACGTTTACGCTTACCTTTGGCGGCGATGAAACCGCTGCCATTGCTTACGATGCAGCGGCCTCGGCTGTGCAATCTGCCCTTGAGGCATTGGACAGCATTGGCCCCGGCAATGTTAGCGTATCGGGCAGCGCTGGCGGCCCGTACACCATCACCTTTATCAACGATTTGGCTGACGAAAACGTTGGCGCAATTACATCTGACCCCGCAAGCCTAACGGGCGGGACTGACGAGGATGTTGTAATTGCCGTAACCAACGAGGGCGTGCAAGCCAAAGTTGTCGGGCAAGTAATCCCCGGTTACGGTTACCCCACCCCCGACAAGCTGCTGCGTGTTGACCTGTAAGTAAACGGGCTTAACCGCTATAGCTTTATACTAATAAACACATAACCATTTAAGGAGCTTACAAATGGCAAACGAACTTGCTTATGGTTTTGTCGGGATGGAGCATTTAGCCAACGAACGCGTTTCGGTTGTTGGCTATGAGTTAGTCTGGGACGCAGTACGGGAAAGCGTTGCAGAGCATACCCGGCAAGTAAACGCTATGACCGCCTCAATGGTCGAGCCAACTACAACCCCAAGCGTGCGCTTTTACCAACCGGGCAGCGGTACGCTGCAGCCGCTTGATGAATACGGCGTACCCAAGCCGGTGCGTGAGGAAGGCTACTATGATGTGGCCTTCCCCATCCAGGGCGGCGGTACGGCATGGGGCGACAACCGGGTAAGCCGAGCGCTTATTACGGTTGAGGAAGCCAACCGGCGCACCCTGAACGTTTTGCGCAGGGATGCCGATTGGATGAAGCGGCATATTTTGGCGTCCGTTTTTGAAGACGACAGTTGGTCTTTTGACGACCCCGAACATGGCTCGCTAACTGTTCAACCGCTGGCGAACGGCGATACCGTTGAGTATTTGAAGGTTGATGGCGACCCGGCAACGGATACGCATTACTTGGCGCAAGCTGCGGCCATTTCTGATGATGCAAACCCGTTTGACGATATTTACAACGAATTGATGGAACACCCAATCAACCAGGGCGGCCCGATTGTTGTTTATATCCCAACCAACCTGAAAACCACAGTAATGGGGCTTACTGGTTTTACCGAAGTGCTTGACCCAGACATTACCCCGGCCATTACAACGGCAACATTGAACTCGGTTTTTGACCGTGGCCCCGGCCACGAAGTTTTGGGCAAAACCGATAAGTGCTGGATTATTGAATGGCGCAGCTTGCCCGACAGTTACATGTTTGCGCATGCAAGGGGCGGCGGCCCCATCTTGCGCATGCGGCAGTATCCTGCTGCTGAACTGCAAGGGCTGTTCACGGAAGGGTTTACCCCCGATGGAAACCTGCAGCAAACCAGCCTTATCCGCTATGCTGGTTTCGGCGCAATCAACCGGGTTGGGGCTGTTGTTTACCGGGTAGGAAACGCTTCCTATGCTGTCCCGACCGGTTACACCGCTCCGCTGCCGCTGTAACCAAACCCCAACAAGTAAAGCGGGGGCTTTGGCCCCCGCTGATTTACTAAAGGAGCAAGCAAATGAAATTATCCATTGCTGCAGCCCGCAAGATGAAAGCTATCCGTAGCATAGAGGCAACCGCTGTAAGGCTTGGCGATTCAGCCGGCCTAAGCGAAGAAGAAGTTGCTGCTTTTAGCGTACCCCGCCAAGGCCGGGATGCATTGGTAACGGAAGTAAAAGCGCTTGAGGCAATTGCTGATTTTATGGCGCTGCTTGACCAGCGGGTAAACGAATACCAGGAAGAACCCAAGGCCCCCGCAAAGCCCAAAGGCAAAACGGCCAACGAAAAAGCAGCCGAAATGCTACAAGAATCCAAGGCAGAGGCAAAAGCCAAGGCAGAGGCAAAAGCCAAGGCAGAGGCAAAAGCCAAGGCAGAGGCAAAAGCAAAGGCTGCCGCAGCGCTGCAGGAATTGCAGGACGTGCTTGCCGAACAAGAAGCAAAGCAGCCGGCCCCTGACATGACCATTGAGGATTTTGACAAAGCAACCGGCCAAGAGCCACCGGCCGAAGTAGAGCCGGCCCCTGACATGACCATTGAGGATTTTGACAAAGCAACCGGCCAAGAGCCACCGGCCGAAGTAGAGTAAGGGGCAACCAATGGCAGTTCCAACCAGCATGACAGACGAGCAACTAAAGGGTTATATGCACAGCCAACTTGCAACGGCTGCCGATGCTTTGGGCTGGTCTGTTGCTGGCGGCAACTATGACGAAATACTAATTGATGCGCTGCTTGATTTGGGCCTAAGCGCTGCGGCAGACGAAACCAACTTGCGCAAGCTGCGGGCTGCGGCCCGGATGCATGTTTTTGCTGCAGCCCACCGGGCCGTTGATGGCTTGGTTGATTTTAGGGCCGATGGAGCAAGCTACAACATGAGCCAACTCAAAAAGGGGCTTATGAACAGCTACACGCAAGCGCTTGCCGACTGGTTGGAGCATGACCCAGGTTACGCTGTAACGGTTACGGCCGTAAAGCATAAGCACGACCCTTATACGGCCGATGATGACGCAAACAGGAGCGAAGCATGGCATTAGAAATCAAAATGCAAAACGAGGCCGGCGATGTAGAAACCATTGCCGAAAACGACCTAACAAACCGGCTGCGGCTTTACGATTTGGGTTACCGGGTGGTTACCAGCCCCAAACCCAAAAAGGCCAAGGCCCCAAGCCCCCCGGCAGATAAGCCCCCGGAAGACGGCGAGGGTAAGTAATGCTAAAAAGCCGGTTCCTTACTAACCTGCAGCGGCAACAGGGCCGCAGCATGGACGATACTTGCACCCTTATTGCGGTTGCCGATGGCGCTGCCAATGATTACGGTTACCCCGAAGAAAGCAGCAGCGAAACCGAAAACGTTGCTTGCGGTTTTGAATGGGTAAAAACCGATGAGCTTGGCGGCGTTCAACAGGTTCCGCAATACGATGCGAAGCTGCGGCTTGCCCTTGGCACAGCGCTTGATGGTATCAGTAAGGTAAGGCTTACCAAGCTGCAGGGCGAGGCCCTAAGCCCGGCGCTGCTGTTCGATGTTGTTGGCGAGCCTATGCCCGGCCCCACCTGCTTGGTTAGCCGGTTGCGCAGCATTACGGACGAATAAAATGCCGGCCGCACAAGACTGGGCGCTTACCCTTTACACAGACCATGTTTTGCTGCTGCTTGATGAGGCAAATGAAGATTTGCTAAAGCGGTTAGCGCTGCAGGGCGAGGGCTATGTAAAAGT